GTTATCGCATTGTTCCGGTACGGGCAATGCGTCTTTAATCTTCGACATAAAGTACGTACCCCGCAAATAAAAACGCCGGGGCCGGTTAAGACCCCGGCGAAGTTACGCCGCTACGGTGAAGGGCTTAACGCTGGCCCCAAGGTGCCGCCCCGCCGCCAGCCGGTGCGCCGCCGCCCTGTTGCCAGCCGCCCGCCTGCTGCGGCTGCTGTTGGGGCTGGCCCTGCGGCTGTCCGCCCCAAGCGGGCGCGCCACCTTGCGCGGGCTGGCCCTGCGGCTGCTGCGGCTGCTGCGGTGCGCCGCCCCATGCCGGTTGACCGCCTGCGGGCTGGCCTTGGGGCTGTTGGGGCTGTCCGCCCCATGCCGCGCCGCCCTGCGGGTTCTGCGGCTGTTGCTGCGGCTGCTGTCCGAAGCCCTGCGGCTGTCCGCCGAAGCCTGCGGCCTGCGGCTGCGCCGCGCCTGCGGCCTGCGGCTGCGCCGCGCCTGCGCCCTGTCCGCCCTTGCCCGGTTCGTTGCCGTTGCGGTCGTACACCTTCTTGATTTCGGTGTACGAAGCGTCGTTCTTCTGCGGGCCGACTTCGACCAAGAACGGGATGTTGTGCAGAACGGACGTATCCGAACCGTTCGCGCCCAACTGGAACACGCCGGTAACGTGGCAAACTGCCGACAACTGGCGGTTCGCGATTTCGACCGTCTGTTGGTTCGAATGGTACAGGTTCAGGCGGTACGCGCCCGTCGTTCCGGCGTGCGGGCCGTCGATGATACGCAGGTTGAATTGCAGGTATCCGCCGTTGTTGGCCTTGTTCGCCTTCACTTCGTCGGATTCGATGACGACCGGATGTTTGCCAATCGGCAGACTTCCGACGCCCTGCGTCGGGTCAAACTGCATCGGGTTGAAAGCTTGGATAAGTTGTGCCATGTTCGTTTCACCTTTCGAAAGATAACCGACATTTGATACGGCGTCGGTCAAAACCGTTTTACTGCATTGCCTTCGCGAAAAGCGCCGACAAATCCGGCGGTTCAAGTTCCGCCAAGTTGCCCAAACGATCACGCGCGAACACTTCGGGAATTTCTTTGGTACGAAGCGCCCGAACAGCTTTCGGCATACCGGGAACCATCGCTTCGCCCAAGTGTAGCACGTTGTCGAACAAGTGCGGAACTTTTACGTTCAAATCCTTGCCCGGAAAGAACGGGCGTTTTTGCATAATTGGTTCGTAAGTAACTTCGCCGTTCTGCAAAATCGTTTGCCTTCCGTTTTCAATCAACGCTTGCTTCGCAATCATTACGATATGCTTTTGCGGCATGTAAAACAAGTCGTTGCAAACCTTCATGGTTCGTTCCGACATATTGCCGTAAGCCTTCATACCGTGTTTCACCTTCGCCAATTCTTCGGCCAAGATAATTTCGGCGATGTTCGAAATGCTGTCAATCCCCAACGTATCGAAGTTCGATGCTTCGCGGGACTTCATGAACCAATCGAAAAATTCGGTAATAAGCGGGGCCGTGTACGCTTCCCAAGCCGGGATGTTCGAACCGCGCATGGACAACATGCCCGGTTCAGTCACCAGCAAGACCGGGCGCGGTGCCGTGTTCATCAACGGGGTTTTGCCGGACCCCGGCGCACCGAATACGACGCTTTTTACGCCGTAACGGCGGGCAAGCTGCGACGCCGGTTTTAATTGGAACATTTGCATACGTTCACCTATTCAAGTCAAGCACCCTGGTAGCTTGTGGGCATCCGGGGCGCGGCGGTTACTTCTTCGCCTTCGGTTCCTTGATTTCAAGCGTCGGCGTACCTTCGGACGTAATAATAACGTCGTCGATAATCTTGCGGTACTTGTCCGGCAGTTGCTTGTATTCCGTCAAGGAAAGTTCGGGCGTCCATTTCACAAGGCGTTCGGCGATAAGTTCGCCCGCTTCGCCGTCCTTTTCGATTTTCGACAGCGCCTTTTCGATGCGGGCTTTGTCGGTCTTGCCTTCGGCGTTCTGAATGAACCCGTAACGAACGGGAACTTTCATGGTCGCTTTGTAGCCGCCGCCCAATTCGACGTTTTCGGTCGTGCCGGACTTCGCGGGGTCGTGCATGAACATAACGGCCAGCTTGCGCGCCGTCAATTCGTCTTCTTTGGCGACTTCAAGCGCGGCCTTCTTCGCTTGCCAATCGACCAACAGGCGGTCGCGTTCGGCGATGTATTCAGCTTCGGAAAAGTTGCGGACTTCGCCGGTTTCCGGGTTCGTTACCTGAATGATATTCGGGGTCATTTGGGGTTCCTTCGTCGTTGGGCCGTCGCACAATTGCGCCGGTGTATGTGAATCATACGACGGCCCTTCGGCGGTTGTCAAGCTTTCTTTTCGAGAATTTCGCGTTCGCCGAACAAGTCGCGATTGTTCGCGTCGTATTCGGTAAAGGCGTTCGGGAACCGATGGCGAAGCTTGGCGATGTTGCGGCGCTGTTCTTCCGTGAAGTTCGACCCGATGGCGCGAAGCAACAAAGCATCGTACCAAAAGCCGTCCCCGACTTCTTCGCCGATGTTCACTTTGTCCAGCGGCGCGCCTTCGATGGCGGTTGCGGCCAAGGCTTCCAGCAATTCGCCCGCTTCGGTCGCCTTGCCGATAATGCCGTGAATGATGTTGACCGCTGCGGCGTCGTCGTCGGCATTGTCGGAAATCCAATCGGGAAGCTTGGCGATGTTCGGTACGCCTTCGCCGATGTTGGTTACGCCCAAGTCGCGACCATAGAACAAGGTCTTCTTGATGCGGTCCAACTTCTGCAAAGCTTCGATTGCTTCTTTCAGCGCGTCCGCGAAAAACGATAGCGGCACTTTGTCGCCGTGAAAGTGCGGCGATGCCGTCAAGTGCGCTTCTTCGATGTAGTTCATGCGATGCCCCTATATAGACGCATTGGCCCCATGCCGCAGCGTTCCGGTATCATAGGGCAATGCGCCCTTGCTGTCAACAAGCATTGACAGCCGGAAGTTTCGGGGATATGATGCCCACATTGAACATTGGCGTACTTTGGGGCAAGCATGGAACTTACCGAACTTATCAAGCGCCTTCGCGATGCGTCGTCGAAGAAGTCGCTTCGGACGTTGGGGCGCGAATGCGGCGTATCGCATGAACTTGTCCGCAAACTGATTATTGGCGGCGGCAAGACTGGAATTACGGTCGCAAGCTATAACAAAATTGACGAAGGCTTGCGCAAATATGGCTATTGAAAATATCCCGCATGAAATGCGGACTTATACGCAATTTGTCATGTGGCGATACGAAGATACGGACGGCAAGAAGCCGACGAAGGTTCCGTATTCAGCGCGTACCGGGCAACTTGCAGCAGTAGATAACCCGAATACATGGGCGTCTTTCGACGAATGCGTACAAGCCTTGTCGTCGGGATGGTACGCCGGAATCGGTTTCGTGTTGACGGAAGCCGACCCATACGCATTTATCGACCTTGACAGCACGAACGGCGACCAAACCGCGCTTGATAGGCAAATCAAAATATTTAACGAATTCGACAGCTACGCCGAACGTTCGCCGTCCGGCAATGGCCTTCATATCATCATCAAAGGCGCGATACCTTCGGGACGCCGCCGTTCGTTTATCGAAATCTATTCGTCGAAACGATACATGACGATGACCGGCGACGTTTACCGCAACGCGCCCATCAAAGAACAAAACGACTTGTTGAACGCGCTTTGGGCGCAAATGGGCCAAGGGTCCGTCGCGACCGCCGTTTATGCAGGCGTTGCCGAAGCCAAGGAAACCGACGAACAGGTTATTAACCGGGCAATGGCCGCAGCCAACGGCGACAAGTTCGCCGAATTGTTGGCCGGTAAATGGGAAGGCATGTACCAATCGCAATCCGAAGCCGATTTTGCGTTGGTTGATATTATCGCGTTCTACACGCAGAACCGGGCGCAGATTGCCCGAATCTTTCGCGGGTCCGGCTTGGGCCAACGCGACAAGGCGAAGCGCGACGATTACGTATCGTACATGCTGAACAAGTGTTTCGACCGCATGTTACCGCCGGTCGATATTGACGGCCTGCGCAACCGTTTGGACGAAGCCATTGCAGCGAAGGAACGCGCCGAAGTGCCATCGCAGGTTTCGCAGCCGTTGCAACCAACTGTCGCCCCGAAACCCATTCCCGAAACGTCGTCGGTTTATAGCGTGCCGCCCGGCCTTGTCGGCGAAGTCGCGCAATTCATCTTCGCCGCAGCGCCGCGCCCGGTTGCCGAAATTGCCTTGGCTGGCGCAATCGGTCTTGTCGCCGGTATTGTGGGCAGGGCGTACAACATATCGGGGACCGGACTTAATCAATACATGCTGTTGTTGGCCCCGACCGGAACGGGTAAAGAAGCCATCGCATCGGGCATTGACAAATTGATGGCCCAAGTAATCCGCACGGTGCCAGCCGCCGCCGATTTCATCGGACCCGGCGAAATCGCATCGTCGCAAGCCGTCATCAAGTATATGTCGAAGGGTCCGACTTCGTTTGTATCGTTGGTCGGCGAATTCGGCATTTACCTTCAACAAATGGCATCGGTCAACGCGCCGCCGCATCTTATGGGGCTGCGTCGTTTCCTGTTGGACGCTTACAACAAATCAGGCGAAGGCAAGGTGCTTCGTCCGTCGATTTACAGCGACCGGGAAAAGAACACGACCGCCGTTCTTGCGCCGTCGTTTTCGCTTATGGGCG